GCTTGTGTAAATCTTAATCTTACAAACTGTTCATTAATAGGTTCAATAGTAAGTCCAGAAACATTTTCTGGTAATGCACTTTTACCAACCGCAGTAAATGTGGCTTCTGCTGGATTTGAAGATAATTTTAACCCTGCGTTGTAGGAAAATACTTGAATTGTGTAAGTTCCTTTTACAGTATCTAAAATCTCATAGTCGCTACTGAACACAACTTGGGAAAAGAAATTACCATTTTGTAATTTATAGGTAACAAGATATTGAGTTACCCCTTTTACTGGCTGCCAATCAATAATTAACTTACTTCTGGCAATGTTATTAATAACAACTGTTCTTTCTGAAACCGATAAGTTACTTGGAGAATCAGCAGGTGCATTTAACAAAGATACTGTCCTTGTTGCTAAAGGATCTCCATTCTCAATAAAAGCATACTTATTTTCTACATAAGATAAAGCTGTAATTACATAGTTAATATCATCTTGTTCTTCTACTTGAATTACTCTAAATAGTTGAGTTTGTAAAGTTGTACTTGATATTAGATAAGGAGCGTTTGTAGGAGGTGCTAAAGAAAAAGCGGAACTTACTGTTAAAACTGCTCCTGTAATATCAGATATAGTTCTTGATTCAACTGATCCATCGGACAGAATTACACTGATAGTTGGGTTATCATTTAAAGCTGGTAAAGTTGTTTGTGCTTCTGCATCAATAGTGATAGCAGTAGTTGTTGCAGATACAACACGACCACCTCTTCTTGCTCCTGCTCTTACTGGATCGTTTATTTCAATAACAGAACCAGGTCTAACAACAATTCCTGCATCTATTGAAGTTGAAAATGTAACTGTCTCACTTTCATTTTGTTCAGCGAAGAGGATTGCACGGCCTAATCTGGCAGCTTGATTACGAGAGGTACAGGCAAATGCTTTTACCTGTTTTACTATCGTTCCAAATTTTGCTATTGCTGCTGTATCTTCTATTACCTCAAAATCTACTTCTCTTGAGTCCATGTTGAAGTAGCTAACCGAAATAACAGTATGTCTAGTTTTTAAACTACTTCCCGAATATGCAAACCCGCCTTCTCCGACATTAGCTAAGTTAAATAAGTAACTAGCTGTTGTTGGTTTGTCTTGAGATATAGTTACAGAACCAGCAGACCATATAGGCATACATCTCATAACACCAGCTAAATCATTTATTGCGTTAAATGCTTCTTTAGGACTTTGTATATTTACATTGCAACTAAATCTTGCTTCTGTTCCACCATCACCGTCATCTACTGCTTCATTAGCAAACTTACTGGCAGCTACAAAACTAAATAAATCTAAATTACTGTCAGTAACGTGATCTCCCAAGCCATATCTAGTGTTTGTAAGTAGATCAAGTAAACACATCGCAGGGCAATTTGTATAAACAGCAGCACCCATAACTCCATTGAAAATATATCCATCTGGGTACACTATCCTACCCGTAGCATTGTCCACAGTAGGAGTACCAGAACTAGATGCACCTGCTCCTGGTATTCTTACTTTTATACCTCTAATACGATATTTTCTTGTGGGAATACGATTGAACTGTTTACTATCTAAACGGAGAGCAGTATAAGCACTATTAGCATATGTCGAATTGTTATCAATAACTTCTTGAAGACTTGTAAATTGAAAAGTATTTACTCTTGATGATTCTGTACTATCTGCTGTTATACGACTTACTCTCACATCTACTGGAAAAGCAATTCCAGCAGTTATTTTGCTACGATCTAGAGTAATTCTATGGTCTCTAGCATAAGCATCTGCTGTTCTTCCGCTAACTGAAAGTGAATCTGGTAATCCAGAAGGAACTGCAAAACCCCCAGATTGATATTGAACTTCTAATTTATATTCGACAGTATCTCCTCTAACATCTCCGTCATCTTCTAAAACTTGAATCTGAGGCCACGTTAAGGTAATAACTACAGCATCTACATCTGTATTTGTAATCTGTCTAGTTACCGCACCAGTTAATCC